ATAGTACTAAGGCAGACACTCCACGTCGGCCTAAGAACATTCGTGAGAAGGACCCAGTTCAGGCTGCCCGACTTCGGCAGTACCTGTACATGCAGGGCATCTACGGTGAAAGAGAGGATCAGGGTGCCTTGGGGGACATTGAGTTCGCAGCCTTGACAGGCCCTGACACAGGCCCGACAGGTCGCTGGCAGAGGGAACGATAGCCATGAGTTCCCAGTCCAACTTCTCTGAAGATGACGCTCGTGCCCGTGCCGCAGAGGGGGCCTATCGTCCCGGTGGCAAGGGTGACACCGAGGGTTGGGCCGCACAACAACGGCCTAAGTCACACGGTCGCAAGAACTCCCTCTCCCACCACAAGGGGCAGGAGCACGAGGTACACGGTGGCCGTACTGCTGCAAGGCAGCAAGGAATAACCGACAGCAGCCGTGGCAGAGGACGTGCTACGCAGGCCATCTCCCTACACGCTCAAGAGATTCTTGGGCGTGGGCGTGGGCAGGAGGGTGAGCACCCCGACACTATCGCTAGGGCTTTAGATCCCTATAAGGCCACGCCCCTGCCACCGGATCACCCAGAGGTGATTAAAGAGATCAAGTTTGATCGTATCTCAAGGCTGATGCAGCCCGGATCTAATGATGAGGTGGACCAGCATCTTGGGCTGGACGAGAACGACGACTGGATCGCCTAATGGCACGTAGGTCTCCAGAAACCATAGAGCAGGATCAGGGAGACATCCTCAATCGGGTAGCCATGATTGGTCAACACCGCGCCGCCAAGGGTCGTAGTCAGGCAGTCAGTGAGGTAGAACTCCGGCCACAACGTGCTCCTGCCCCTAGCCCTATCCCGCCCGGTCACGGTGAGAAGCACCCCCGACGGACAGACCTACAGGCCCTAGTCAAGCAGGGCAAGTTAGAAACCAACGTCCGTGCTGATCTGAGCACCCATGCGACCTCCAACGTCGGAGGCAACTACATAACCGCAACGCACACACGGGCGTACTACAACGTATCCCCCGACCAGTTTACGTGGATGAATCACCCCGAGTATGTCGGCGGTGAGCATGAGCCCGTGCGTGATCAGTGGGACGCAGGCGAGACTGACGAAGACATGCGAAAGGACCGCCAACAGCGTGCCGAGGGCACCAGACTGGCTGGGGAACATAGTACCAGAGTCATCACAGCGGCTTTCGCACAGAGACGGCAGATACGGCGGGCTACATGAGTAACGAACAGATCACTCCCGGTGGGAGCCCCGTTGCCCAGTCCTTCCCGATGCAGCAGTATCGGCAGACGAAGCGGCCTTGGCAGACCCGTCAAGAGTTCTTGGTTGACATCGCTCTGGAGTCGGCAATCTCCGACCCCGAGACCATCAGGAATACACGTCCCGTCGTTCCCATGGAGTTGTTTCCTGAGGTACGAGGCTTCGTCAAGATGGAACATGGCATAATGAGTGTACTAAACACATCACGAGAGGTACCGGCTTACCGCTCGTGGGTGTCTGGAGCACCAGTAATGCTTCACAATGGTTCTCTAGTTGACGATACATTCTCCGGTTCCGACCGGTACACAATGCAACCGATGTGGGCGTAGAGCGATGGCAGCACGTTATGTAAACCCAGAGAATGTGGCCGCTCAGGGCCAGTCTTTCTATACTGGCCTCCAGCCCGGCTCCTACGAGAAGGGCGGCGGTGGCGGGGGCACCAACGTCATGGGCAAGGGCTCCGGTGGGAGCGCAGGAGTATCTGCTGACCGTACAGGTAGCGATGCTGCACAACAGTCCATCACGGGATACCCAGACAAGGGTGAGTCCATCCTTGGAAAGAAGAAGAAGGAGGACGACCGGTTCACGGCCAATGTCTTCGTTGACAACACTGGGAACCAAGGCGGTCAAGGCGGTACTGGGAACCAAGGCGGACCAATCCCGTCACCGGGAGCAGGCGGTCAAGGCGGATGGGCCGGTGGTGAACAGGGAAAGCCCCCACCACGTTATACCCCATCATCCCGTGGTAACACGGTTGACGCAGATTCTAAGGAGATCACCACTGGCAGTTCTCCTAAGGCCCTCAACCCCGCTCCAAAGGCCCTAAACCCCGGAGCACAGGGTCTGGGTTCCATGATTCCCGGTGCCCCTTACGGGGGAGCAGGTCAGGGCACCAGACCCCAGCAGGGGTTGGGTACTGGGCAGAAGCCACAGCATGGACCAGTGCAGTCAATAGCCTCATCACGTTCGCATACCCGCCAGTCTGGGGTACAGCAGTCTGCTACACAGCAGTCTACTCCGTTCCCCAACATGCCTAATAGTACAAATCGCTCCCTCAACTTCTGATAGGATATAGACATGGCAGTTAACGAATCTCGCTCAATGAATCAGGACATGGCTCAGGGGAAGAACGATGGTGTACGTAAGTACCTCGCCCCTGATCGTGGTGGTGAGGTGGACATGACTAACGTCTCCACTCGTGCCCGTGAACTACCGTGGCACTATGGCCTAGACCCAGATGGGTTTCCTGTTAAGATCGTTTGATAGGTTTCTAAACAAGTAACCACAACCCGGAGTACAACATATGCCACGCCTACTGGTGTGTAAGCCTTGCGGCACCCTCTACAACATGCTGGACTACGATGGTCCTCCTGAGTACGACATGGAACTACAGGAGATCATCAAGAAGCATCTGCATCAGGCCAACGACCCCCGCCCTGAGTCCCATATGTCTCAAATCTTCCGCTGTGATGACGACACAGCCTCCAAACTTGACATGGAGACAGAGGTCAAGAAGGAGTTGATGAAGAATGAAGTTGAAGTGCGGGAGATGCGTAACGACCTCAAAGAGGACGCTCTCAAGTGCTTCTCCAATCATGGTCGACCCAAGGCCGACTGCTTGGACTATTGCAGTGAGGAAAAGACTGTCGGGCGAAAGATGGGGGTACCCAAGGATAAGCGTATGTATCTCTGCATGTTCTGTCCGGTGCAGGAGTACTACCAGTATAAGATCCGTAGTGCTAAGGGCCTTTATAGCACAAAGGGTGACACGGTGAATCGCAATAGGACAGTCACGAACGATGGAGTCGGTGGTAAGAAGTTGTGGACACCGGGGTCCTAAATGATCCTCATCACGATGGATACCTTGGCTCTACCCTCCGAGACGGTCGGTACCCGGAAGCCCAGCGTGGAAGGTCGTGGACTCTGGAACATGCTGTTTCAGCAGTACAACGGCAGTATTGTCCTCATTGCTGATATTAGGGACGACAAGGACCACTTAGAGCACTGGTTGAAGGCCGAGGGCTATAAGCCCAGCATGATTGACTTCTCCAAGGACAGCACCCCGAAAGAGAAGGTCCGCCGGGCCACACAGTTGCGTAATGCCTTCGGTAATGTCCGCTGGTTCGTGGACATTGACCCGTACACAGCACAGTTGGCGCTGGAGGACGGACTACCCACGTTAATAGCCGTTGCTCCTTCTGTTCCTCGTGTTGAGTGGCGGAGCGATCTGGTTGGTGGGAACAAGCCGTGGGACGATCTGGTGGCAGAGATTGACCGACAGAGGATCATGCGGGCTGAGGCTAACTGGGGAGAGAGGGATTGAAGGTCTACTTTGGTGGCGCTGAGAAGGGTTCTTATCTATCCATTCTCCTGTCCGCTGGAGTCACGTCGTTCGGTGTCAACCTCACTCAGTTGTCCATCCCCAAACGTAAGGAACTCATCCTCAGCGATAAGTTTGAGGGTGGAGACATCCTCGTGTACACCTCAGAAACCGACGAGGATCTCCATAGGTTTGACTCGTTCATTCGCCAGCATGAGGAGGACCTAGACGTAGTCATCTGTCCACCCAACTATGAGGGGGACTGGCTGGGCGAAAAGTACGTACCGATCTGGAACGATAAAGAGGACCTAGAGCGTCTGGCGTGGCTGTGCCAGAAGCATGGAAGGGTCGCTTTAAGTGACAAAGCCATTACTGGTAAGACCCTGCCCCGCATCAACCAACTCCACCAGAGGTGGGGCACCAAGATGATTGCCCTCACGTCCAAGGTGGACTCCATCGACGCTGGACCGTGGGACTCAGTGGTGGTTGGGTCATGGACCTCAGTAATACGGTACGGAGAGACACAGGTGTGGGACGGGCATGGTCTGCGTCGGTACCCTGCCCAGCAGAAGGAGAGCGCACGCAAGCGCCACCGGGCTGACATCCTGAGGCTGGGTGTGGACTTCGGGGAGGTCATGGAAGACTCAGTGTCAGCGATGGGACTATTGGCGATCCGGTCGTGGCAAGCATGGTCGGGTTCGTCGGGCTATGACCCTTCCCGTGACTACAACGCAGACGGTGATGGGGGTACAGATGACCCCCAGATAGTTGCTATCGGGGGAGGAGACCCTGATGGACATGCTGGGGTTTCACACACATCTGATCTTGCTATCGGTGTTGTGTTAAAGCGGCACGAAGATGAGAAGGTGTTGTTACCGGGTATCGGTATTGAGGCCATCACGTCATTGGGGGAACAAACCACTGATGAGCAGGGACAATACACCGAAATCGCTCCCAACGTCGTAAACACTTTAGTTACCGGCGACACCCTCCTGAGACAGTGCGATAGTTGCTATCTGGCGGCGAGGTGTCCGGCATTCAAGGAACATTCCGAGTGTGGCTTTAAGTTGCCCGTGGAGATACGCACCAAGGACCAACTGAATGCAGCCATGCGGGTGATGATTGAGATTCAGGCGAGTCGTGTGTTGTTCGCTCGCTTTGCCGAAGAACTGGAGGGGCAGGGGTTGGACCCGGCCCTCTCTGCCGAGATGGATCGGCTGTTCACACTCATCGACAAGATGAAGACCGTGAACGAATCTCGTGAGATGCTGTCCATCTCAATGGAGACCAGAGGAACTAGCGGGGTGCTGTCCCGCCTGTTTGGAGCCGAGGCAGGGAGGGCTGCACAAACCCTCCCCGGCGGTGGCTTTAACGCAGAGCAGAGTAATCGGCTGTTAGAAGAGATCCATGACGCCGAGGTAGTGGACTGATAAGGTGAGCCCTGTAATCGAATACTACGACAGCGACGACAGCGACGACGATCCTACGTTGGTTGACTCCTCAGGAGTTGAGTATGGGTACTGCATCAAAGGACAGACAGCAGTACCACTCTCTGACCTTACGTGGGATGGTGTGTGCAGAAAGTGTGAGATATGCGATGATGACTAGCCGGGACAACATGGGATGGTTGGATGGAAACACCCGATTGGATAAAAGAGGCCCCCTGCCGGGGGAAAGCCCAGTTTATGTGGTACCCCCCGATGGAGGCCAAGGACCCTAACCAGTGGTACGAGATGGGCCGAGTCGTGTGCTCAACCTGTCCCGTGTGGGAGACATGCTTAAAGGTGGGACAGGACGAGAAGTGGGGAATGTTCGGTGGGCTGACTCCCAAGGAGCGTAAGAAGTCATCCACGGCTCATGGAAAGTGGGAGGACTACAGACGTGGCTGCCGGTGTGGTAAGTGTTGGTTAGCACACGAGGAACGTATGCTTTCGGAACCAATCGACCCGGACCTCTTGCCAAACCAAGGTGACCCCGAGTATGATGAACCAAGCAGGATGCTCTTTGACATTCTGTAGCCACCAACAGTGTAGGGGGAACTATGTTTCTGGCACGAGTACTAACCTTAGGAATACTCACAGTCATGCAACTAGGGTGGTATGCTAGTGACCTAGGGGGTGAGGATGGCTTCGATAGCAAGGAAACCCGCACGCGGACGATTGCTGCACCGGGGTTCGATTCCCCGCACCTCCACCCGGTAGACGGCGGGGTCGTTGTTGATCCCCCCACCACCTCAACCACCTCCCCGTCGTCTACCACCACTTCATCGTCACCCAGCAATACTCGTAGTCCGCTTACTGAGCGCTATAACTACTACGACAAAGGCCCACAGATTGTGGCCCTCCAAGAGGAACTGGGGATGGACTACGTCGATGGCGTCTACGGACCACAGACCCGCAAGGCACACATCAAATCGTTCGGTAATCCCATGTCTGCCATCCTGTACTTCTACCCTGAGGTCATGCAATCACCGACGCCCTGTTCACACGGGTGCTTGTCGGGTGACGAGCACTATGAACTTCCGACTCTGGGAGAACTGATAAACGAATACTTCCTGCCCGAGGACAGGGCACTCGCTCAGAGGATCGCCTTCTGTGAGTCCAGTGGACGGAGTTGGGACATAGGGTCTACCTCGGTGTCATCGGCTCTAGCCATCGGCTGGTTTCAACACTTGGCGAAGTACTGGGTTGAGCGTTCCGGTAAGGCGGGCTTTAAGGACTACCCCCCGTTCCACGGGCGAGCCAATGTCGCCACCGCCGCATGGCTATACTACAGCAGTGGCGTACATCACTGGAATCCGTCAAAGAAATGTTGGGAAGGTTCGGTTGCTTAAGTTTCTAAGAAACTGGTACGTGACACTCATTCCATTGTCAATCATCCTCGCTTTAAGTATCTTTATGGGATACTTGATCCTGTACACTAAGGTGTCAGGGTGATCGTGGTATTATTGTGGTGTGCCCACGCCCACTGGACCTCAATGGTCTGACTTCAGCCCTATGGAGGACCAGATCCCTGTAGGTGTGCGTGAGGGTGTCAAGGGGGCTGCACAGACGGGTGCGACCATAGCAAGGAAGGGCTTTGACTCAGCCAGTAGGAGCACTCAGGCAGCCACGCTGGCTACGTACTCCGCTGGAGTTATTGGAGCCGCTACTGGAGCGTTGCCCGCAGACACTGGTCTGATGATTGCGGCCAGTTCTCCCATCCTGCCGTTCGCTCGTCAAGGTGCGGAGCACCTCGCTTCTATGCGGGCTAATCCAGATCGAATGTCGGTCAAGCAAGCGCTCAATCCAGTACGGTTTGTCAAGGGACTGATGCAGACTCCGGGTAATCCTCCACCCCGATAGTAACTTTCTTCTAATATCCCTTGCTATTCTCCCTGCGTTGGTAGTACGGTTCCCAGTGGAAGGGAGAACCATGAACGAAGATGAAGATACCATCGGGTACAAGACCTACGAGACAGCCATGGGGCTGGTCACCGTCTACACCAAGGACGAGCCGGGGGCTGCGGGACACAAGGCTGGCACCACCAAGATGGTGTATAAGGACCCGCCACCTCGCCCCATGAAGTTGAAGAAGAAGCACCGCTGAGCATCTTGACCAAACACGTAACACAACACGAAGGGACGCTTTAAGAGTATGAACGAAGCACAAGCCGAACGACCAATCATCAGGATGGTGCCTGAGGCACCCCGAGAGGGAGGTGGTCACAACCTGACCATCGCCTTCGACGTGGACCTCGCACGAGAACACGATGAGTACATCCGCCAGATCCATCAGCATCAGTTCGATGAGCAACGCCCATTCATGGATGAGGTGGCATTCATCGCACAGCAGATCATGGAAGGCTTCCTGACTCAGTCGTTCATCGACAGCGATGGCTTCGGGCTGGCCCTCCGCAAGGGACGAGTGATCGTGAACGACGTTCGGGCTGTCACCCTCGCAGAGAGGTACACCCCGCAGGACGAACCGTTCTAACAGACCGTGGAGGGTCGGGGATGTTGCTACTTCCCACAGCATCCCCATCCCCGGCCCCCCACACTACGAAACCAACGACTACGAAACGAGGAAGCATGATCCGAGCACGAGTGGAGCGCAAGGGTAAGGAGTACCACCTTGGGAAGTTCCACACCAAGAAGGAGGTCGACGCTGCCAAGGTAGCAGCGACCCGTGTACTGGATAGGGTGGAGGCCGACATGCCCGCCCCGGTCAAACCCACGTACCCCAGTCTGTCTCTCATTACCAACCTAGTGGACATGGGTGTCTACGACCGGAAGGCTGAGGGCATCATGTCGCTCGTCCGCACGTTGGTGAAGCGCCACAGTATGATGGCCGTCGGAGTACAGAATGCCACCGCTCCAATCCAGACGATGACTATGAACGAGATGGAGCCAGACGTTCGTGATGGGCGTGGTCCGCTGCTCTCCCAGAACCGGTGGTAAAAGAATCTTGCCCCAGCCCTTGCTAATCTCCCTGCACTGCCAGTAGTATCTTCATTAGCGAAACACCTACCCCACAAGGAGGGGAATAATGAGTCAAGAATCCAGCGAGTGGCTGAACCAGAATGTTCTGGTCGGTTTCACTTCCAAGCGTGGTAACGCATGGCACTACCGTGCCAGCGATCAGGGCGACGAGCCCAACCACTACGAACTCGCCATCCCGGTTGAAGACGTGGAACGTCGCCTCTTCTTCTGGGAGGCCAAAGAGTTCCCCGTCACCATCACCGTTCCGACTTCCACGTCGGATGTGGACATCGCTGGTCTGGACGCCCTCACGGGGGCTGCCTACAAGCACGTCCCGGTCGGTGACTACAAGGCCATTGGACGGTCGGACACCAACGAGGTGTTCCGCATGTTCAAGACCTCCTACGCCATCCACCAGTACCGTGAATGGCTCTTGAACACGGTTGCCAACCTGATTGACGACGATGAACTCGCCGTCGCCAGCGCTGGCCTCCTCCAGAACGGTGGAGTTGCTTGGGTGAGTGTCGAACTCCCCGAGAACCTTGAGACCCCACAGGGGTTCACCATCCGTCCCCAGTTGCTCGCTACCACGAGCCACAACGGGACCCTCGCCACGACGTTCAAGCAGACGGCCACAGCGGTCGTGTGTGACAACACCCTGTCGTGGGGCCTTCAGGATCAGGGGCAGGTGAGTCGTACCCGACACACCACCAACTCCGGGTTCCGTCTCCAGTCAGTACGGGAGGCATTGGACATCGTCCATGTGGCCGGTGACGAGATGATGGCCGAGATTGAGAGGCTGTCCAACATCAAGGTGGACAACTTCCAGTTCGACCGGATCATCCAGCGTCTGGTCCCGGTCCCCACGCTGGAGTCCAGCAATCAGGCTGGGGTGACCCGAGCCGAAAACAAGACGGAGCGTCTCCGGTCCCTCTGGACCTCAGACCCCCGTGTGGCCCCTTGGAAGGGCACGGCGCTTGGTGTGGTGCAGGCGTGGAACACCTACAGCCACCACTACACCGGCAAGGCTGAGAAGCGTGCCGAGCGCAACATGGTGAACGCCCTCAATGGGTCCACCTCCAAGGCCGACAAGTTCGTCCTTGACGCTGTGCTGGAGACCGTCGGGGTCTGATGCCAGCGGGTTGGGCTGGGGCGTCCGTAAGCCGCCCCAGTCCTTCCCGGTGCCATTGGTACCAACACAACTAAATAACAGGGGAGTTGGCAGTTAGAGACTTCACGGTCGAAGACTGTCGCGTCAGTCCTGAGCATGACTTGAAACTGCTCCCAGACGACAACGAGGGACGAACGATGGCTAAACACGGTTCAGACTTTCTGGTGCGCTGCACCGTACTGGTGCTGTACGACATGGTGCTCCGAGAGGGACGCAACATCAACGTGTTCAGCGACGAGTGGAACCCCCACACGTTTGCCACAGAGATTATGGAGCGCCTCGCTGACGAGGACGACGTGTGGGCTTTGGAACGTGACATGGAACTGGACATGGAACTGGACATGGAACTGGATGGCACACGGCTGGGCGATGACGAGAACTCCAACATCACTCTCCGAGAGGACCTTGGTGATCGGGATGTGTTCCACAGGGACCACCGGAACATGGTCCGAGATTATCTGTCCTCCGACAAGACACTTCCATTGTTTACCTCGCTGTACGCCACACTTACTGGCACGTCCAACTACCCCAACCGACACCTGTCGTCAAAGGACTTGGTGAACGCCAAGCAGTCCTACGTTCGATCCATCCATCCTTCGTCTCGCAGCAACTACCGACGACTGGTTGAACACACCTCTGCTCACCCCGGTCAGAGCCCCTTCCCCGCTACGATTACCGAAGCACTGGAACACGAGTGGAAGAACACCACCGCTGGGTCGTGTACCACGGACATGGTTGAGTTGCTGGCGAATGAGTGGGCGGACATTCCCATAGTACCTCTGACGTTTGACGACTTGCCGACGCAGAGTGGCTGGATGTATCTGGAGAAGCCTCTGGTACTACCCTGCGATCCCGACATGAACCAAGCGAGGGCCGGGTTCAGCCACCGACCCATCCGAGCGATGTCGTGGCACACGATCTCCGGTAAAGGCGTGGACGATCCGGGGATGATTGTTAGGGACGTTGAACGTCCTGACCATGCCGAGCCGCTGGCCGTCGTTCTATCGTTGTACTCAGACCCACGGGAGACCGGGCTGATCGGTGTACTCCCCGACGAGATTACTGACGGCGTGGAGACTCTTGGCGACTGGGACGAGGGCAGCGCCTACGACTTCCACTTCCCTTTCTTGGACAGTGTTCGTTTAGCCCTACGAAACTTGTCCGTCCTCACTGACCCTGTCAATCAGTTGGGGTGGTCGGACTTCAGCGCACAGGGTGAGGCAAACCTCGTCTGGGACGTGCTCACCTTCCTTGACGTTAGCGAGGAGGAGGTGCTGCGTCGTCATGGAGACGGCTTCCTGTTTCTCACCCAAGCGTTCCATGCCCTGTGGTCGATCATGCAGGAGATCGCAGTAGTGGAGACCGTCCCGGTGTACGGCAAGAAGAGGAACAAGTCTGGCAAGGAACGGACTGTCTCCAACGTCATCGTTGTTGACCTGCCCAAGGCATACAGGCCAACCGCCGAGAGTGATCCCGAGTTCAAGGGGGTGCTCACCTACCGGTTCCCAGTTGCTTCACATTGGAGGCGGCTCCGAGACGGGAACGGGACGGTGGTCAAACGAGTTAGGGTGAAGGCATACATGAAGGGACCCGACGACGGTGAGTTGGTCGTGAAGCACAAGGTGCTTCGGGTTCGCAAACCAACAGTACAGAAGGAGTGAGGACATGGGGTTAGACCAAGGGGCTCAGGAGTTCAACGAGAAGCAGAAGCGACTCCAAGAGTACTACCAGACTGAGGGCCGTGGACTCTCTCGTGTAGAGGACGAGTTGAAGAAGGTGAACAACAGCCTTGGCTTTCTCATCGACACCATACTGAAGTGGATTGAGGACGAGGAGAAGCGCCGGGGGGGCGAGCACCGTCGTTCGTCCTACGGGATGTACGACCCCTTTAAGCACAGGACACAGCGAGGCCACGAGGACGACAGGTGGGCTGGGTGGGCAGAGGACAAGTACCGTGAGCCGTACCGCAATCCGTTCAAGCAGCGTCCGCACCCGTATGACCAAGACAAAGATTCTGGTACTGGGTCTTGACAATCTCCCTGCACTGGACGTAAGGTGGAGCGCAGAGGGAACAACTAACAAGGGAAGGGAATACCTTGAACATCATCTCTATCTACCATCGGGTGGCCGACGAAGGCATTGGCTGGGACGAGTTCTCAGCCGGAGACACGCTGGAGACTGCCTACGCATACGTTGACGAAGAATGGGACGAGGAGGCCGACGGCGTCGACCCCCTCCCCTTCCTGTCCGACGTGTACCGCGACAACAACGCTGTTGACGGTACTGAGATCAACGTCCAGAAGGGCAAGCGCTCCCTCTCAGTGGGTGACGTGGTCGGGCTTCCCGACAACACCTACTGGACGATCCTCCGTATGGGCTGGGCTCAGGTCGATGAGATCGACGTGGGCCTCTCCATCATCAACAACGAGTACGCTGGGGACGGTGGCCTGTGTCCCCGGTGCGAGTCCCAGAGCCTCGTGGTGCCAGTGACCCACAACGCCCTGAGCCGCACGACTCGTGAGGCTACCGATATTCCTGTCTACGTCTGCTCTGACTGTGGAGAGGACGAGGCGTGGGATGAGTACGGCTCTGGTGTGACCCAGCGTGACCAGTGGCCGGTGACTGAACGGTACGAGTCACCCTTCCGCCTGTCCGAAGACGACATGCTCCAGATTGAGGACCCGTCGTGACCGAGCGCTACCGGGCCACCCTCCACGACCGCATCTACCACTGTGACTTTCTGCTGGGCCGTGGCTTGGTGGGCGACGCCGACGACGACGACGAGCGTACTGCCGCCATCGCCTTCATCACGGAACTGCGGAGCGAGTACCGCCACGCCCTGAGTGAACTGTCATTGAGGAGGGGGAACTGACATGGCTAACATCGGACAACACACGGACACCACGGGCACGAGGCAGAGGGTCATGGCGCTCCGAGAGACTGAAGCGCAGCGACTGAGGGTCCAGTGGGCCATCGCTGCCGAGGATAAGAAGCGTCGCCACAAGGAGGCGCTGGAGTACGCACGACGGACGCCAATCGACGGAGAGAAGGTCACCAGCAATGTCATCATTGGATGAACTAGCACAGGAACTAGCCCGCTTGGATCGGACAGCCAAGACAGCCAAGGACAGGCTGGACGAGGCCAAGGAGAAGATGATGGCGGCAATGGATGAGGCCGACGTAGTGAAGGTCCCCACCTCGTCTGGCAAGGCCACCATTACTCTCATCAACGGCGAGCGTCTGGACGTTGACTATGGGGCTCTGGAGGAGTCCGATCCAGAAACCGCAGAGAAAGTCCGTGCCTTAAAAGTCGACCTCTCTCTGTGGCGTGCAGGAATCACCGCTGGAATAATCAACGTGGACCTCGCTGCATCGGTCTCCAAGACTGTCCCCTACCGGCAGATCAAAGTTAGTCGCAAGTAGCAGTACAGGAACACACTGTACAGTCGACTTCTTTAAGGGTCTCTTTAAGGGTCGCTTTAAGGGTCGCTTTAAGAGAAAGATTACATACGCACATGGGTACACCAGACACACCGAAGCAGGGACCGGGACCTGCCCCCACCTCTCCGCCGGGACCGATGACTCCGGACTCCGACACCCTCCGGGCCGTGGTCGACGGGCACCTCCCCTACGGCGGGCGCACACGCTGACCACGGCGGGTGGTCAACGGACAGACACGTCCGCCGAGGTCGACCGCCGACAGTGGCAGTACAGGAATCTTGCCCCAGCCATTGCTAATCTCCCTGCACTGGGCGTAAGGTGGAGCACAGCGGGAGCGAACCCTCCCCCCGCCCAACCACACAGGAGCCCCACCCAACATGCGAACCCCCACCATCACCGCCACCGTGACGACCGAGTTCCCCGGCTCCCACTGGTCCCGACACACAGACGTGGCGGGTCGGACGTACAGGGCCCACGCCACCGAGTTCGGTGACCTTGGCGAGCCATGCAACCGGATCAACCTGACCATCCACCCTCGTGGTGAGTGGGCTCTCCCGCCGGAGAACCAGCCCTTTGCCGACCACGCCTTCGGCATCCACGGCAACGTGGTCGACGGCATCGTCAGCATCGACATTGGCGACGTGTCGGTCGACCTCCCAGAGGGCCACGAGCATCGTGTGCTGGACGCCCTGCTGGCTGCCCTTACCGAGCAGAAGCGTCAGGCCGACGCTGGCACCGAGGAGACCGTGGTGAACCTCACGGGCGCAGAGGTGACGGCATGACCCCCACCTACCACGACGAGTTCGTGACGGCCATCGAAGGTGGCATCGGATACTGGTCCGAGGTCATCCAGTACGACTGGGACCGGGCCGACTGGTTCGCTGTCATCGAAGACATCGAAGGCGACCAGCACCGGATCACCGAGGACACGATCAGGCGGGGCTTCCGACGGCTGGCCGACAGCGGCTGTGGAGAAGTACTGGCCGAGGTCAGGTCCGCAGCCCGCAGCCTCCTGTACTCCGGTGGCAAGGACACCGAGGCGTGGGAGGACGTGCAGGACGCCGACACGGCAGACATGGTCGTCCAGTTCGCCCTCTTCGGTGTGCCGGTCTACGGATGACAATACAGGAATCTTGCCCCAGCCATTGCTAATCTCCCTGCACTGGTTGTAGTATTGAGCACAGCGGGGGGGAACCCTCCCCCCCGCCCCCAGCCCCCCACACAGGAGCGCCACACATGACCCAGCCAGTACACACACCTTGCCAGCACTGCACGATGGAGACCCGGAGCGATTGCCACTCTTGGGAGCACCTGACGGTGTCCCCCCTGATCGCCCTGCGCCTGTCCGATGCGCTCTGGGGTACTGGTGACCGCCCGTCGGCTGATGTCCCCCGGTGGGTGATGGAGTTGATCGCTGACGAGTTCTTCGCAGACTCGCCCTCGTTCTCCCGTGACCTGTTCCTCCTCCGCTGTGGCCTGTCGGTGACGGCATGACCCAGACCACCGCCAACCCAGCCAGCGACAAGCAGTTGGCATTCCTCGGCAAACTCATTGCCGAGCGTGTCACCGACCTTGCCGAGGTTGCCCAGTATGGGGCAGTTATCCCGACCCTGACGACCAAGTCGGCCAGCGAACTCATCGACCACCTGCTGGCCCTCCCGGCTCCGACCCCGGACGCCTACCAAGGCCCGGAGGCCGACCACGTCATGGTCAGCAAGCGCCATGCCAAGTGCGCCCTGTGCGCCCACCCGACCTTCGCCGGTCAGGCCCACGCCTCTGTGGTCGCCAAGGTCTGGTCCTCGTACCACTTCGCCGGGGAGTGCCCGGAGGGCGAGGTCCAGACCTCTGGCATCGACTTCCGGGTGGCCTGTGAGACCTTCGGTCGGCACTCCAACTGGAACGGCAAGGACTCGTACACCCTCCGGCTGGCCGACCCTGTCCACGTCGATGGGCAGGTCTCCGGTGAGACCCGCCTGAAGGTCAAGGTGTCGTACAACCAGACCACCGGCTGGGTCAACGTGAGCGATGACGCCGCCTACGGCCACGGCACCCAGTACGGCTCCCAGCGCCCCGGTGCGGAGTACGTGGGCGACGCCGCCACCACCCTCGCCCGGATGCTGGCCGACGTGCAGGCCAGTGCAGCGGCCTACGGCCAGATCACGTCCACCTGCGGCTGCTGCTTCCGGGCACTGGAAGACGAGCAGTCGGTGGCCCGAGGAATCGGACCAATCTGCTGGGCAAAGTTCAACTAATCAACGACCAACCAACGACCAATAAACCACACAAGGAGACCACACCAATATGAAGATCAAAGACATCCATCCGAACACGATCTACCGCTACGCAGGAAACACCAAGCGTGATGCGTTCTGGTTCCGAACCGGTGACACGGTGACCGCTGTGCAGTCCCCCCGGTCGGAGTCCGACAAGGCCCCCAACAACCACCTGCTCGTCCAGACCAGTGAGGGTTGGGACATCACCGTGGGGACGAGGTGGATCGACCATGTGGAGGTCCTCCGCTGGATCGACAACGCTCGTGGCAGCGTCGTCCACCACGGTGACCAGACTCTGGACCTCACCTTCCAGCCCCAGCCCTTCCAGCAGCACAGTCAGCACCTGCTGACGTACTCCAACCCGTTCTCCGACGAGCGGTGGCTGGACGGCGAGCGTGACGCCCTGATCGCTGAGTGGGGCACCGAGTACTACTGGGACACGACTGGCCGTCCCTCCCTCGTCAGCCTTGGCGACCACGTCGGCACCGTCCCGCTGTCCGGGGTGGAGGGTCCCTTTGACGAGACCGAGAAGGCTGCCGAGCAACTCGTCCACCGGGCCGAGGTGGCCGAGCGCAATGCTCACTCCGCTGAGAAGTCTGCGGCCCGTGAGGTCCTCCGCACCGAGGCCAAGTCGTTCCTCGTGACGACCCTCGCCAACGTGCCCGACGCCCTCGTGGAGAACACCTCCAACGGTCTGGGGAACACGGTGGAGCGTGCCCAGAAGTTCGGCGTGAGCGACTGGTCGCTGGACTACGAGGGCGGCTACTCAGGAGAGGTCGACACTGAGACCCCGGATGGCGACAGCCTCGTCGGCCTGAAGGCGTCGACCCTCGCAGCCATCACCTACGCATGGCAGCAGGTCTACGGCGACGCCTCGTGGGAGGACATCGCCGCTGGTGTCTACGAGCGCCACCACGCCTCCGAAGAGGTGAAGCACATCACGGTCAACGTGCCCTCCGTGGACGACGTGGAGGCCACCGCTGAGAGGGTCGCCGCCTACCTCCCGGCCAACTACGTGGTCGTCGGCCACGAGACCTACCGGACACGCTCTGTCGTCTTCGTGAAGGGCACCGACCGGGCTGGCTGGACTGCCGACGGCTACGTGCTCCCGAGGCTCGCCTCCGGGCTCCTGACCGCCACGGTGGACAGCCTCAGCCGCAAGGCCGTCACCGCCTGACGACAGCAGTACAGCAGCACTCCCAGTGGTCAACGGACAGACACGTCCGAAGGGCCTGACCACTGGGAGTGAGCAGTACAGGAATCTTGCCCCAGCCATTGCTAATCTCCCTGCACTGGTTGTAGTATTGAGCACAGCGGGGGGGAACCCTCCCCCCCGCCCCCAGCCCCCCACACAGGAGCGCCACACATGACCGACCTGACTTCCTTCCTCTCCTCGCTGGAGACGACCACGGCCCCCCGCCCGGCTGACGCCACGGTGGTCGGTCGCCCCCACCCCACGCTCGCCCCGTGGGCTGCTGTCGCCTGCCCCGGTGGGCTGCCGCTCTACGACTTCCAGCAGTTGGCTCTGGACCACATCCTGACCTCCCCGGTGGGGCGTCGGACCTTCCTCTCGCTGGAGATGGGCATGGGGAAGACGCCCACCGCCATCCACGCCATCGCCGCCAGCCTCGTGGAGGTGCCCGACGCAGGCCCGGTCCTCGTGGTCGTGCCGCCGACCCTTCGCCGGACGTGGCTGGACGAGTTCGACAAGTTCCGTCCGGGCACCACCGTCCACAAGATCACCGGTCGCCGGGTCTACGAGTTGCCCACCGACGTGGAGGTCCTCCTCGTGGGTGACTCCGTCATGGCCGCATGGGCCGACGAGTTGGAGGGCAAGTGCTCCGGCCTCGTGGTCGATGAGTGCCAGCGCACCAAGAGCCTCTCCCAGCGCTCCGCTGCCGTCCTGAAGGTCGCACGCTCGCTCCCGCAGGACGGCCTGCGCCTGCTCCTCACGGGCACGCTGACGACCAACGGTCGGCCCACCGAGTTGTCCCAGCCCCTGTCGATTCTGGACCGTCTGGGCGAGGCTGTCCCCCAGCAGGATGGCTCCTTCGGGTTCGGCAAGATCAACCCGAAGACCTTGGCCGACGCCAACATTTTCCGCTTCCTCAACACGTTCGCCCCTCGCGTGCATGGTGATCGGTTTGGGCGTCGGGCAGCAGCGGATCTGGACGTGCTCCACCGCAACCTCGTGGACAACGTGGGCATGTACCGTCGGCTCCGCTCCGACGTGCCGGAACTTCAGGACCTGAGCAAGGCCCGCAACGTCTGGTACGCCGAGATGGCCCCCAAGCAGGCCCGCCTCTACGCCAGCGCCGAGGACGACCTGAGGGCCTACCTGACCAACGACCTCGGCCTCCCGTGGGCACGAGTGGAGAAGGGCATGAGGACCGAGGGTCTTCGCCTCCTGATGGAACTCCGCAAGCAGGCTGGCATGGGCAAGGTGCAGACCATCGTGGAGCGCACGAAGGAACTGCTGGCCGAGGGCGAGCGAGTCTTCGTGGCGACGTGGTACAAGGCCGAGGCCGAGGCCATCGTGGCGGCTCTGGGCGACAAGGCCGTCAGGATCGTCGGCGGCATGAGTGACAACGCCAAGGCCGAGGCCCAGCGCCGGTTCACGACCGACTGTGACGACGAGGCTCAGGTCTTGGTCGGGAACATCATTGCAGCCGGTACCGGCCTCACCCTCCACGGCTCTGGCAAGTGCCGGACCATCATCGTGGGCAGCCTCCCGTGGACGCCCAGCGACCTCGCTCAGGTGGAGGATCGCCTCTGCCGCATCGGCCAGACGAGGACCGTCCACAGCACCATCGCCATCGCCGCTCACCCAGACGGGCGAGACTCCATCGACGCTCAGGTCTTCGGCCTCCTCCGGGCCAAGGCTGAGGCCACCAGCATGATCCACGATGGCGTGGAGTCGGACGGCCTCGTGGACGACCAGAGCATCGCAGACGCCCTGATGGAGTACTACGGCGGCTGACCCAGATCGGCTGGCCGGGGGAGTGTGTGGCCCCCCCGGTCGGCCCTCCCAACCACACCCACACAACCAACGACCAACGACCAACGACACGAAAGAGACCACACGACATGATTGACCTGACCCCCCAAGACTGGACCGCCTACAACCTCTCCGGCGTGGCCGGGGTGCAGAGCCCGGACAACCGTGAGTCCCCCGGAGCGCTCTGGCTGCTGGACGTGAGGGACGCCGTGGCTAACTGGTGGGTAGAGGCCACCGAGGAGCGCAGGGGGACCGTGGAGGCCGGTGACGACGACTGGTGGCACGAGGCCACCCACCGTCTGGCCGACGAGTCCATCCCCATCGCCACCTACCACCTCTGGCAGGTGTTCACTGACCTCTGCCTCTGGCAGGACGAGGCCGCTGACGACATCCCGGTGCTGACCGAGTCAGGGCCACACGCTGCGGTCGTGGACATGACCGCTCAGGCCACGAGCATCCTCTACGAGGTGGCCCACCGCCTGACGTGGGTCATCCTGACCGCACTCACCAACGATGCCGAGGAGGCAGCATGACCTACCCCATTAGCCGGATCGTGGCGTTTGCCTGCGCCGAGTGTGAGGCCGTGATGCACCAGCCAGCCGACGACGAGAACCAACTCTGCCTGAACTGCCGCTACCCGATCCCTGAGGAGACAGCATGACCATCCACACCATCCACACGACCAAGCACATTGACTACTCACGAGGTGACCGGGTCGACCACCTGTTCATCGTGTCCGAGGCGTTCGGCCCGAAGCCAGCCGACACCGCCGTACTGCTGACGGTCTCCGACACCGGGCTGGACCTCGTGCTGGACGACCAGTCAGCAGGGTGGCGTGACCGGCCCCGGAGCAAGGGGTTCAGCCTGACGTGGGACGAGGTCATCGCACGGGTGGTCTCCGGGGAGTTCGACCACCAGACGTGGTCAACAGACAGTGACGTACCCCCCGGCGAGACCACCGACAGTGAGAGTACTGGTGATCTCCAGGATGAGGAGCACGTCAGTCGCTGTGGCTACTGCGGCGACGTGATCGACTACTGCCAAGGCCACGGTGAGGACGAGCGTGCTGCGGCTGGCTTTGACTACGACAGCGACGAGTACGACGCACGCCGGGAGGCGTTTGAGTCAGTCGATGAGTCCACCGAAGACCCCCGGCTGTGCGACTGCGGCAAGGGTCACTGGTGCCCCCTCTGGGAATCGTGGGACGGCCCCGGCAAGACCGAGAGGGACGCTCTGTGCCTTGAAGAGATCCATGAAGCGATTGACGAGGAAGAACGGCAGGACCTACTGGAGGAGCACGGCACGGTAGTCGTGGTGATGACCGAGGAGGAGGCCGAGCAACTACAGGACCTCCTCAACACCAGCCCGACCCTGACCGAGGACCACCCGGCCCTCGTCCACCTAGACCTCGGGCTGGGTGCATGATGACCAACCTGACCTACGACCGGATCTTCAGCCTGATCTGGGAGGAGAACAACGACGGCGAGACCGACGGCGAGGACTGCACCGAACTGGATGCGTCCCTCTGGACTGAGGACGACACCCACCCGTGGGACGGACTCATGTGGGGCTGCCAGATGGAGACCCGCCAGACCTACGCCCAGACACTGGAGAGCCCCGCCGAGTTCCTCACGGTGGGCAGGATCTGGGTCACCAACGACGAGTACAAGGAACTAGCCGAGGTGGACGTGTCCGAGTTCCAGTAGAGGGACACACAGGGCACCTGAGAGCCCTCCACCCCCCCAGAGGGGGATAACCGCATGACAGCCCCCAAGGCCCTCACAGAGGCTCCTAGGGGGCTCTCGTGGTGATGGGGGCAACTAGACGTACCCTCAGGCCCCCTCACAGGCCCTCAGAGAGCCCACGAGGCCCAAGAGGGACACACACCCACCTCTCCACCACGAGGAGCACAGGGGAGGAGGGAGGAGGTGACATAGCAGAAACCTACCGGGTGCGGCAGTCTTCTGATATCTCACCAGCCAGCAGGTGACACGGCCAACCCAGTCGGCCCAGACCAAGAGCATCAACAACAGGGAGAGAGGAGGAGGGAGGAGAGAGGGTGGGTAGGTGGGGGGAGTCACCATGTGATTGAGAAGTCCATGCGATCCATGTGGATACCAACGACCCACCACGGGGAATAGAGGTGGTTCCTACCTACATCAGCGCATCGCTGTGCGCCCGCAGCCAATAGGCCCAAAGATAGGCAGACAAACCTCCGGTTTAGCGTCATTCTTTCAGCCATAATGCTGTCGGCTTATCCGATACTTTATGGCGAGCAACTGCCCTATTTCTTTATAGATTTGACCCCCCCCATAGTTAATGGGCCTTACTGTGGAAGAGCGTGGGTAGGGTCGAATCCCCACAGACAGCCATTTCGCTATATAGCCCTAAATCTGGTATTATTGAGGTATGCCAAAGCAACGACCCCCAACGAAATCGCTAACACCCAAGAGCCCCGGCGAGCAGACGGAAACCGGCAAGCAGATCACAGGTGCGTTTGACGGCCTCGGGCAGGGGTTGGCGGCACTATTCTCAGAGAAGCCAGCCGCTCCACAGCAGGAGCGACCCGTACTACCGATGAAATCCCGCGATGACTACGTCGAAGAGGGCACCCACGGGCAGTTCAACCACTGGGCCATGCACAGTGACACACACCCGGCTGCGGCTTACGCCAACCGGAAGCCCCAAGGCGAGGATTCCGACCCGGAGGACCCCGACGGTACGTTAGATTACGTCGAAGAGGGCACGGAAGGGCAGTGGGGCGAAAACGACCAGAAATGGGGCCTGATTCGCATGGGGATGGACGCACGGGATCAGGAACGGTCGAAGCAGGAGCGGGCAAATGGCTCTCGTGGACACTTCGATGCGGGTCACACCTGACCGGATGGACTCGGTGTCTCTCCACACTGAGGCCCGCTAGGTCTAGCGGATAGAGGGCGAAAAACGGCTCAGGGGGTGCCCTGTGGCTGTTCGTTGGTCCTAGGAGCAGCAGGCTTGCCTTCTTTAAGGCGCTTCTCGTCCCTGAACCAGAGACTAGATGCTGTGTCCCGCAACCTTGGTCCACGTTCGACTCTGGGTTTAGCCCACCCCACGGTCTTTCCCAAAGGTGTCCCCCCAATAGCGTCGTCAAGCACACTCAGAGTGTCGTCAGCGACCTGATAATCCCTATTGGCAGCAGCCTGACGAGCAGACGGGGTACCAAGTACCTTACGGGCTAGACCCGGCTTGGCACCAACCTGACCAAGCGTCCCCTTCTGGTAAGGCGTCATAGCCTGTACCCTATTCCACTGGTCTCCTAGGCGATGAGGCATGTCAACAGTTTACCATGGAGGCTAGCCCACAAAGTCATGTGCTTCCGACCGCTCTTTGTACTCTACAGGTACTTCTGTGTCGGGATTTAGGTCATTGGCGATGGCGACACGGTGGTGCCCGTCCCTGATCTTGGTTCCACCTTCAGTTAGAACAACAGGGCGCAGGATGCCGTGCCGGGAAATCTGTGCGTGGCGGCTGATGTCTAAGGGCTCACTACGCTTGGATTCGGTCAACTTACGGTCCCACACCTGCTCTGGTCCCTCTTGACGTGAAAACTTAGCGTTAACGAACGCCTCCTGCCAGTCTTTGTGCTCTCCAGCGTTCTCGTCTACCCATTGCATTTCCGTTAAGGCTACCATCTCAGTAGTATGGAGTTCCTTGGCGGGGATGAACATTCGCAACTGCTGCGGGTGTACATGATCTGAAGCAGTCATACCCCTATTGTACAGTAATCTGGTATCATATACGTATGGAGTTCAACACCCAGCCAACCCCCGACGGTGGCGTGCCCGGTGACTACCCCGGCAAGACCAAGCCTAGCAAGGGTTGGATAGGGGATATACCGGGACAGGGCTCAGAAGGCCCCACCGACACCCCTAACAAGGATGACTCCTGCCCAACCTGTGGTACGTCCCCCGGACACCCTGACAGTCCCGCTAAGTACGTCAATCCAAACAACCCTGTGGCCGAGCCACAGAAGTATTACCGTGGTGAACAGCAGGGACGTGGCTCACACTTCGATGCAGGCCACCAGAGTTGGACTAACTAATGTCACGTAAGTCGTTTGACGACGGTCACCAGAACGCTGGGCACACCTCTGGGTTCAATCTGGACTTCGACGTGATGCACAACTTGTTCCACGGGCAGCGGGAAGTAATCTCTGACGTGGCACGCGACGAGGGGATCTCGTTTGACGAGGCTTCCACCTTCGTGCCCAGTGCCATCGAAGATATGGAAGCAAACGACTTGGGGGACCTAGTAGACCCCCAGAATGACACCTACGAAGAAGAAGGCACGCACGGCCTAGCGTTGGCCGTTGGAACAGTCGGTAAAGCAGCCGCTAAGGGGTACATGGCGGCACGGTCGAATCCGAAGACAGGACCCCTAGTCAAGGCTGGGGAAGCGGCTGTTAAGGAAAAGGGTAAAGAGTTGGTCGGGCAGGCGATTGCTAAGGGTAAGGAAAAGTGGGGGGCTGGTTCACAAAATAGTGAACTGAAGGGCAAAGGAGGGGCCGGATTGGCCTCTCCCGCCTCAGAGAGTGACGACCCGCTCGCTTAGGAGACCACGAAGATCCAGTAGTAGGTCCTGAATCTCGGCAGACGTGAATATCTCACGTTTGGCGGTGATTGCCAAGAAGGTCTCAATCTCTGCAATGAGTTCCGGTGCATGTGTATCGGTCATATGACCAAGCGTACCACACCGCATCTCCCTGTCAAGACAGTACGATAGATTCTTAATGCCAAACCAGCCTTGAAAGGCGAAATGAAGAAAATAGCAAACTTGTTAAAGCAACGATGGAATCGTCCGCCGAGGGGCCACTACTACCCTAATCAGGCTATGACCGATGAGTTGGAGCGGGAACTGATGAAGGCGTACATGGGTACCGGCGTCAGAGGAAGAAGACAACGCTTCTAGATGTCTCTTTATTCTGGTATTCTTGTACTGTGGAAGAACAGCAGGAACTGCCCTTAGACTTTGGTCACGGTGGCGGTACCCTGCGTACCTTCAAGCCTGTGGGGCTCCTTGCTGACGCCGCTGGGCGCTGGGCCGAGAAGATGGGTAAACACCACACGTCTGATCAGTTCTCCAACATTACTGCTGACAGTTCACACTTAGCAACCTTCACCGAGCACCGTCATCGGGACCATGAGGACCCCTCGCCAGAAACTCTCAAGAGTTATGGCTCCCTGAGGACTCAGGTTCAGCAGCAGTATCAGCATTTAACCGGCCCTACGGAGTCCGGGGGACTCGGAGTGTCTGTTGAGGTCACTGACAAGGACCCATACCCCGACGACCCCGGAGCCGCTGCTAGGGACGTTGAGGACAATCGACGCCTAAAGGTGCTCTCAACAGCCTCCACGGGGGGCCATGCCCTCTGGTCGGACGAGGAAAATGACGAGTTTAGGGCCGTTCACGACTCTTTCGGTCATTTGTCGACCGGTAGGTCCTTCTCAAGGCACGGCGAGGAGGCTTCCTACGAGTCCCACTCCCGAATGTTCACCGATGACGCCCTTCCGGCGCTCGCAGCCGAGACCCGTTTGGCAAATGCGACCATGATTCACGGCCCAAGCGGCGAACACCCCGAAAACAAGCCCCGAAACGTCGCTGATTGGGCCACGAGGCGGGGAGAACTGCCCCCACAGCCAGAACCGGCCAAAGACACGTCCAAGCAACTGGAACTGCTATGAGTAGTTCAGACCGCCTCAATCCGCAGCAGTTGCGTATGTTTATTCCCGCTGGTGAACTCATGGACCCTAAGCAGTACGGTGTTCATGCCTTTGAGCACTTTGAGGGAGAATCTACTAAAGATGTACAAACACGCAAGTTGGAGGAATCCAAGCAACCGTATGCGACTGACACGGGGGAACAGCCACACGGAGGGGGCATCTGGAACAGCCTTAGTTCCGGGGCTCAGATACAGAAGCCCATCAGACTGGTGGGCCAAGCGGATCTAAAGGAGCAGCACGACGAGGGCATTATACGTATGCGTAAAGGTGTTAATCCACAGGCGCTAGTACGTGATGGTATGCACCGCATTGCTGCGGCTGCCGGTGTTGACCCCAAGATGGAAGTACCTGTTCAGTGGGAACGTAACGTACATTGGGAACACGACAGGTTAGGCAGGCCAAACGACCCACCACCGCCAGAGCCGGAGGAAGACCCCTTGGAAGGGGGCTTACGCTGGTCCCTGAGTGAAATACCCGGTGGTCCCTACAAAGTACAGCGAGAGGATGACACCAACCTTTGGCATCAGCATCACTACGACCGAGGGGCCGACAACTGGGTAAAACAAGAGCATGGCATGTCCGACGGCGAGACTAGGAAGTTCCTCGTAGATCGTGAAGATCACTTCCCTAATGAGTAGTTCAGACCGTCTCAATCCGCAGCAACTTCAGATGTTCATGCCAGCGCGGGAACTCATGGACAAGTTCAATATCAATGAGGCGATGGACTACATGGAGGTCGATGGAGGGAAAGAGTACAACGATTTCTCCAGTACTTGGGAGGATGCTAACGATGAGGACTGGCGCATGGAGGGTATGCAGCAGTTGAAAGATAGGAAGTTGAACGAAACCCTTGACCCAGAGGGGTGGCGTCCTGAACTGGGGGAAGCCGACCCACAGCACCCGTGGTACCAGAACAACGAAGAGTCTCTCTACGAAAGCATCTCTAGTGAGGGTATCACCACCCCGGTCACGCTACAGGACCCTAACACTCTGCTTCAGGGGCACCACCGGGTGGCAGCCGCCTACAGCATCGACCCCGATATGGAAATACCGGTAGAGCACAACTATGGACCGTGGGCTAGATGAGTAGTTCAGATGAATACGTCAAGGCCGGTACTGAGGGCCAGTTTGAGGACGATGTTCGGGATAGGCATCGGTCGGGAGGCACCTTCTCCTCCGAGGAAGTGTCCTCAATGACCTCAGACCAGTTCACCACCGTTATGGGGCACGCTGGGGCCATGCAGCGGAGCCGTCCTGAAGCCTATGCCCTCTCGGGGCAGCAACGGCACGGTGAGAAACTGGGAAACGATAACTGGATCAACAGGGACTACGGCTCGGCGTTGGAGAACGTCGGAGATGTATACCACCGAATGACAGCCGCCCCTTCACCTCCTACGGGGGCATGGGATGTGTGGACGCCCTACTCAAGCAAGACGGCTCAGGCAGTAAGGCACCTAGATCAAGCCAGTAGCGACTCTGAATGGCTCAACCCTCCTTCTGAGGAACAGCGTGAATGGGGGGAAGGTTACTCTAAAGCCCACGCAAAACTGCCCGTGTACACCCCAGTACAGCAGTTAGCGAACCAATCAGCCATCCATCTGGGTAACCACCAGTTCGGTCCTGCTATGGAAGCCTTGGGTGCCATGCGGAACATGGAAATAGCACACAGGGCAGAACAACCAGAGCCAGAAGTTGAGATAAAGCCGGACCCGGACACCGGGGAAGATGTGACATGGACCTCATACCCCACGAATCCAGATACAGAGTACAACAGGGGTATGAGCCAACCGGCCTCAGTTGAGTTCTTGAGGTCTCAGGGACGATGAGTAGTTCAGACCCCCTCTACCACGGTACTGCTTGGCCTCTCAAGGAGGGCGAGGACCTCACCTACGAGGCCGCACCTCTACGAAACTATGATCAGGGGGTCGTCGGGGAATACGGGGGGAGTGTCTTCGCCACCCGGAACCTCAACGCTGCCCAATTTTATGCCAAAGTAGCATCAGAGAACTCCGGGTTTCCGGTTAACCCAGAACCACTGGTGTATAGCGTGGAACACACCGGTACCAAACTAGAGAACGATCCACATGGGGAATGGTACGGCACAGATGTACGAGCCGACAAGTTAACTGTCAGTGGCAGGGTGCCCCAGAGTGACTTGACCCCGTGGGATGAGCATAGTAGAGATTTCACGGATGATGATGTGGACCTACACCCAGAGGGTGTCTAGTATCTCTATTGTGTAAAGATGGTAAACTTGAGACATGCCACAGCCAACAGATAGTTATGCAAGGGCACATCAGGCCCAGCAGGATCGTCCGCACCGATCTGTCCCACAGCCCCATCTAGGCAACCTCAACGTCTGGGGAGATCCCGGTGCGATGGCATGGGCCGAGGACTCAGGGGCATCTGACGCAGAACAGGAATCAGTTATGACCGATCTCATGGAGGGTTCAGAGTAATGGGCCGAATGCACCACCACGACAAGCACGCTGCCTCCAAGGACGGTCACCGTCCCGACGACCCACATGGTGTAACGAATGGGGCCTACCCACGGGGGTCCCTGTGGAGGGAGCAGGAGGTCGACGCTCGCATACTCGCCAGTCTGGGATCAGGTGAACTCCAACCTGAAGGCCACGAAGTCTTCGATGAAAGCGCCAACTACGGCCAGCGCGTGTCGGCCTTCGGGAAGGTTGAACGCGATGCTGTTGAAGCAGGCCCGTGGGAAAAGGGGGGCTACACCGTAGGAGGCGACGAGATGGTTGACATGGTTGAGGGGGAAGAGGACCAAGCCTTCGCCAAGAAGGCCATGTACGGTCAGGACTTTGAGGGGCACGTAGGGGCCAATGAGTACTTGGGAATGGGCTCCCCGGAGGGAAATGCTGAAGGAAAGCGCCGTCAGTCAGAGGGTGCAGTGAAGAAGGCTCGTGCGGGTGAAAGTTACCCCGAGTCATGGCAAACCGGTGACCCAGATCGCTTGTCAGTACCTGCCTCTAAGGTTCTAGGGCATGACAACCATCAGCAACTTATGATTGATGCCTCTTCTACCGGTGGAGGCGAGAGTGATAGTCACATGATTCCCTTCACAAGCACCCCAGATAACATTGGGATGCTAAAGGAAGGTAAGTGGCGGGCTGAGGGTAAGCGTAACAAGCACACGGGCAACATGCAATGGAACATGCACCCCGACGCGAGGTAACCAATGGGTTACCGTTGGCGCTCCGACCTTCCTAATACCCCTCAAGACCCGTCAGAACCGGAAGGCCCGACACGGGGTCTTAACCACTGGCCTGAGGGGAGCCCAGTGCATCCCCCTGATGGGGATCTAGGAAAGAGACTGTCGGTCCATCCTGATATTCGTAAGGTAAGAAACCAAGACCTTCAGAGGACCACGTCCATCAAGGAGACTGGCCCTCAAGGAGGTATTGGTACCCTTATCGGGCATGACAATGAGTTCGCTCTAGGCAATGTAACCCAGCACTTCGGAAACGTAGAGCAGGCGTACAGGGTCATAAAGAGTGTAGGGGAAACCGGCAAAGGTAGAGGTGTATTCCTGCACATGCAGGGCAACCTCCTAGGACCTTCTCGTGACCCTGAGCACCTACGGGAAGATGGTCAGCGCGGGTTCGGCGCTAACCCCGGTCGTCTCTTCCAACTAAACAAGGAACAGCACGGCGTTGTCTTCGACAAGTCTGATAGGGACATTGCCCAGTTTGAGGTCGAAGGCTGGCGAGGGTCGTACACCGAGTCCAACAAGGGGCTAGCCCGCTTGGAAGACGATTGTATCGAAACGGCCTCCTTCACTTCAGAAGGCCCCCTCTATAAGCCCTCCAACAAGCCGGGGTGCTGATATGTCTCTAAAGGGAGAACAGTTCAAGAACACCTACATGCCGGGTCGACCAGACTGGCTGTCTCCAGAGCACCACACCAATCAGGGACCTGATCACCTCACAAAACTGCACAATATTAATAACGTGATCACGGACGGTCGTAGGGTCGTGGATGGTGACTCGGGTACCCAGACCCCCTTGCCGTCTGGGGGAACCGCCTTCCATGCGCCTCGTGAGCCCGGTGAGATAAGACCCGGCACAGACTCTGAAATCACAACATTTGATGTTCGGGATAAGACTGGAGCACTTGATGTAAACCACGACAGGACCCCGGCTCCCACAACCGCCCCCGGTACCCAACGTCAGGGGATGCTGTTTGACCCTTACACCGGGACCGGCCTGCCCCGAGACCCGACGGTCAGCAAGGAACAGCGTTTAGCAGCGGTAGACCGGCAACTGGACCTCCGGGGTAAGGGGGCACCACAACTGCATGAGACCTACGCTATGGGGGACACCCCCGTTTCCGAGTTTGACCGGCCTATTCGGAGGTCTCAGCATGGGGAGAGGGCTGGATCTTCCACGATGAAGGCAGCCGAGTTCTATGAGGGGGACGGTGACGAGCGACTGGTGGCAGATAGGCCGAAGGTAGTACAGGGGCGAGGCCAGCGTGGCGGTGGGGTGTACCAAACGAGGACAAACACGGCCTCGGTAAACAAGTTCTACGCCCAAAAGACCACTGAATACCAGACGAGAAGTATGAACCGCCCAACCAAGGACTCCACCAGTACTGGAACTGCGTGGAACCCCGACTGGTACACCGGGGGAAAAGGTAGAAAGAGTAAGGAGATTATGCCCAAGGGGAGCAAGGTGGAAGATGAAGCAGGCGAGCCGTACATCACGGAGAATATACTAAAGCACGCCTTCCACAACCCGGAGACCGGGGAAACGCTAAACCCACATACTGGTCCAAACGAACCTGTGTCCTTGCCGTGGGATGAGCCAGATGAAGACGGTAAGATGAGCAAGCACGATAACAATCTTTATGTGGACAAGCCAAGCGCTCCCGGTGACAGCAACTGGCCCTACGTTGGGCGCAAGAAGGTAACGGGCACTACAGGAAAAGCAGATGAGTTTAAGCACTTAGGGAGGTTCAACCCGGCCACGTTCAATGACACAGGCTACGTGCAGTCTTGGGATACTGCTAATGCTCTGAAACACCTCCACGAGGCCGGATTCCAGTCTGAGTTGCACAAGGGGACGGGCCACACCGGAGACCAGTCCTATCTACCGCCCGGAGTCGAATCAGAAGCACAGAAGGATAATCCAGATAGGCCCAAGAACTGGGCTTCTCAGTCAGACATACCTACGAAAGAGTACCACCCAATGACTGAGGACCGGGAGCCAAGAAAGGGTCCCTTGCCCGTCATGTTGCCTACCCCGGAGGCTGAGGGGTTTCTGACCAAACGGGTACACGGTGGTGAGAGATTGCCAGCGGGCGAATGGCGATCAGGAGTTGACTACAGCACTGCCTTCCACAAGCGCCGCATCCCGTCAGAGACAGAGACCGTAGAGAGGCAATCGAAGCAGGTTACGGAATGGCCCGACGCCAGCACCGCCTTCCATGAGCGGGAACACGCCATTGACCCCAACATCGGACTACGTACCGTAAATCGTGGGGACACCCGTCAATACCATATAGACCCGGTTATGGAGGGTGTTGCGGATGCTGCCTCAGACCGAACCATCGGCTACGCAAACAAACACGAGGATGCTCTCAACCCCTCTCTCAACCCCACACGCTCCGTTGAGATCGAAGACCAGAAGTCGATACGAGGTTACGGAACCAAGAACTCATCGTGGAAGACGGATCACCAACGTGCAGTCTACGCCGCAACCCGTATCCACAGTGCTATGTCCGATGAACCCAACATCCCAGACCGTGTGGATCTGGTCAAGGAGCAGTTTGGCCTGAGGGGATTCAACGCAGATGGCAATGAACACCCGGTAAGACCTACGGTCCATAAGTTAGCGAACGGGGGGACCGCCACGACGGTGGCTCGCTCTAGTAGCACCTCTAGTGACCTTAACATCCACAGCGAACGCAATACTGACATAGCCAACAACACGCTTTTGGGCAAGTTGTACCATGAAAACGAGCACGTCCGAGACGGCCTAAGAGACCTCGGCTTTGGGCGGGTTGGAATGCAGGCCGCAGAGAAGCATGTTCAGCGCTTGAGTGATGCAGCGTTGTTAGCGGAGGAAGCCAAACCAGACGAAACACAACTGTCCTTCTGGCCCCGTGAGGGCGTTAATGAATGAACCAATCTACCCCGACGAGCGCCGTGAAGAGCACACACAGGCGACTCTAAACCAGTACCTCTGGAAACTCTATGAGACTGATGAAGAGTTGTATTGGGGAGAACGTGGCTTCTTAGGGTAGTCACCCATGACTACCAACCTAGTCACTGGTGACTACCAACCTAGTCACTGGTGACTACCAACCTAGTCACTGGTGACTACCAACCTAGTCACCCATGACTACCACCCTATAGTCACCCATGACTACCAACCTAGTCACCCATGACTACCAACCTAGTCACCAGTGACTTGTAGTAGAGACTCTATACTAGACTTCCTAACTAGACTAAGTAAGTACGCCCTGCCGGGCGTGTCCGAGAGATAGTAAGGACCTCAGAAACTGACGGGGTCGTGGTGTAGACTGACCCCCTCCCAACCCCCCCTCTAGTAGAGTAGATGAATGACACTCTCTGAAGACTTCCTGACCCCCTACATCTCCAAAACACCTCCGTGGGGTTTCGACGGCCTTGGATATATCGTGTTCAAGCGGACCTACGCCCGGTCCTTGGACGAGAAGGAGAACACCACGGAAGAGTGGTGGCAAACCCTCCGCAGGGTGGTGGATGGTGCCGAGGGTATCGGGGCTGGATTGACGGAGGGTGAGTCCGAACGCCTGTTCGATTATATGTTCAACCTGAAGGCCAGCGTCGGTGGCCGGATGCTCTGGCAGTTGGGAACCCCCAACAACGAACGTCTAGGGGGGGATTCCCTCGTCAACTGTTGGTTCGTGGACCTCACCAAGCCTGAGGACTTCTCATGGATGTTTGAGAGGCTCATGCTGGGTGGGGGCGTTGGGTTCTCAGTGTCAGCCCCGGAGGTTCTGGGAAGGGTTCGTCAGGGGACCGTACAGCACCTCAATGAGTCTGATGCCGACTACATAGTGCCCGACAAGCGCGAGGGATGGTCTCAGGCCCTCCTACAGGCCCTCAGGACGTATCTGGGTGGTGAAGACGACCCGACCTACCTGACTTACAACACGAGCCTCATACGGCCCACAGGAGCCCCCATACGGACATTCGGGGGAAAGGCGTCCGGCCCCGGCATCTTGGTGGAGGGCATTGAGAAGATCACGGCTGTGCTCAATGGGGCGGTTGGCCGACACTTGACCTCTGTGGAGGTCTTGGACATCGGCAACATCATTGGGTCCGTGGTAGTCGCTGGTAACGTGAGGAGATCAGCCGAGATTGCCCTCGGGCGTCCGAATGATGTAGACTACCTGAACGCCAAGCGGTGGGATCTGGGAACGATCCCCATGCACCGAGCAATGTCAAACAACTCTGTAGTTGTTGATGACATCAATGAACTCTCTGAGGAGTTCTGGGAGGGATACAGCGGAAATGGTGAACCCTACGGACTGTTTAACCTTACGGCCAGTCGCATGTTCGGTCGTGTGCCAGAGGTACTGCCCGATCAAAGCATTGTTGGAACCAACCCATGCGCGGAGATTGGTCTGGCGAATCGTGAATCTTGCAATCTCTGCGAGGTCTTTCTTCCGAACGTGGAATCTAAAGCAGAGTTCATGGACATCACAGGATTGCTATATAAGGTCCAGAAGGCTATCGCAGCGATGTCCTACCTTGACCGAGAATCAGATGAGATCACCAGTAAGAATATGAGGTTGGGGCTGGGTGTCACAGGCATTGCACAGTCCGCTGGTAAACTTGGATGGCTGTCGCCCGCCTACGAGAACCTTCGTAGGCTTGATCAGGAATGGTCTGAGCAGAATGGGTGGCCTGTGTCCAAGCGCCTCACCACGGTCAAGCCCAGTGGGACACTGTCACTTCTCGCTGGGGTAACTCCGGGGGTGCATCCCGGCTACAGCCGCCACCACATTCGGCGTGTCAGGATGTCTGTTGGTGACCCACTGCTACAGTACTGTGCCGATAAGGGGTACAACGTGGAGTGGGTAAAGAACCTAGATGGCACGGTGTCTGATCGCACCAAACTGGTGGAGTTCCCGTGTGAGTTTCCAACCGGGACCGTCTTGGCTGAACACGTTTCGGCCATTGAGCAGATGGACCTACAGCGCAATCTTCAGGAGGTGTGGGCTGATAATGCCGTGTCAGTCACCATCTACATCCGTCCGGGGGAACTTGAACACGTCAAGGAGTACCTGAGGGAGAACTGGTCTACCATGAAGTCTGTTTCTTTCTTGCTGCACTCCGAACACGGGTTCGTTCAGGCTCCGCTGGAGGAGATCACCGAAGGGGAGTATCTGGAGATGAGGAGCCACCTGACGGATGATCGTGTGGGCCTTCAGGGGGGTACGAGTGAACTGCTGGACGACGACTGCGTTAGTGGGTCCTGCCCCATCCGGTAGAGCGATTCTTCGTGTATTTGTGCCCTAGACTATTGCACATCCAACAATCGGAAGTCCTAGCAGTTCTGGGGGCCACCCAGAAGACCTCACATTCCCAGCATCCCCACGGTACGGTCAGCATTGGTAGACCACAGACCACGATACTGGGCAACTGCACTTACATATAGTAGTACAATGGGGACATGATCGTTACGTTCACGGTGGACACGCCGATGCTCCATGATGCTCGGGAGCAGGCCGTCCGTCTGGCTCAGGCTCAAGGTTACAAACGTATTACGGTCCTGTCCATACTGAAAGTTGGCTCTGGAGGCCAATGGGAAGTAAAACTACAGGTGATGAGGTAAGCATATGCCAGCACCAGACGGACCCCAGTGGGAAACGATAAATGTGACAGTGGGGAAGGACCCCATGTGGCAGGAGAACGTGCTGGCGGAAAGATTCTCACAAGAGATTGAAGACTATGACGTGGACCGCCTCTTGCTAGACATTGAGGGTACCCCCGAAAGCCAACTTTACGAGGATGACGCCGAGGAGTGATAAACTAATACTATGGTCTGGTACGTAAACTACGACATTGTCCGTGGCCTTCCGTGGGAGAGGCTGCTCATTATCAAGGACAGAAGGTCCCATCGGGTTGTGACTCCCGCTACGGCCCGTGCGTACATCCAGACGAGCACGACTTCAGTACTGGAAGTTACGGCAGTGGTCACGGGTGAGAACGGCGTGTCGTTGTCGCTTACCGCCGCTCAGACCAAGGATCTCCCTACGGGGGAACTCGCATACGACGTATACGCAACGTGTAAACTGTATGGGGCAGACGTTGAAAAGCAGGTCAGCAAAGGTCTGGTCAATGTTTCTAACGAAGACCGGGTGACACCGGAGGAGGACTCTAAAGCCTTGGAACTCAGATACACACAGAAAACAGATTTCTATCGTACCTTCACTTGGAAGGATTCAGACGATGCGGTTCAGGCTGTGCAGTCTGCCTACATGCAGGCCAAGACCGCTGCGGGCGCCACCGTCGTGGACCTCCGGTGGTATGCGTCTAAGCCCACAGAGGCAACGGTTGTTGCATTAACTCCTGCGAACACTAGGGGCTACCTGATTGTTTCGGAGACTGCTACGGCCACACTGGACCTGCATATCTCTGACAAGAATGACGTGGCCGCAGGCACCTACTCCTATGATCTGTTTATACAGGATTCTGCCGGGGACTGGGATGTCCTAGCCGCCGGGAGCCTAGTAGTTGAAGCCGCAACTTCCAGTAATCCCTATTAGTCATGCCCCATAACTCCGAAACAGTCACGGTCACCAAGACCAAGACAGCCTCTGTTGTCACTGAGGGGAAAACAAGCGTAGTTTCGGTAGCAGCCACCGGCAAGCCCGGTCCTGCAAACACTTTGGCAATAGGAACAGTGGGCACGGGACCAGCGGCAGCAACAATCACTGGGACTGCTCCCACACAGACTCTAAACCTGACCATACCAATAGGTGGACGGTATAAGCACACTCAAGGCAGTGCCTCCGCTACATGGACCATTACCCATAACTTGGGATATGAGCCCGGAGGTGTGTCGGTTGTGGACAGTGCTGGAACCATAGTTGTGGGTACAGTTACCTACTCTAGCGTAGATCAAATCGTGGTATCCTTTAGTAGTGCCTTCGCCGGGAAGGCATATTTCTCTTAGAGGTTTCCAACAATGGCAATGAAGTTCGTTACCAATCTTGATCTCAACAAGAACGAACTCCAGAACGCCCGTGTCCAGAATCTGGCAACGGCTCCCGGTAGCCCGGTTGAAGGCCAGATTTACTATGACACTGTCGATGACACTGTCTACTTCCGAAACGCAACGGCTTGGGTAAACATTGCCGGTGATATCTCTGGCGTCACTGCATCAACTGGGCTGAGTGGTGGGGGAACCAGCGGGGTAGTTAGTATTGCTCTTGCTGATACTGCTGTGACCGCTGCTGCCTATGGCAGCGCCACCGCAGTAGCCACATTCACTGTTGACGCTCAGGGACGCCTAACCGCCGCTGCTACTACGACCATAGCCATTCCCTCAACGGCTGTAACCGACTTCACCGAGGCCGTTCAGGACGTAGCAGGTGCCCTTGTTGCCGGTACCGCTAACGAGGTTAGCGTCTCCTACGATGACGCCGCTGGCACCCTGACCATTGGGCAGCCAGATGATGTCACTGTCGGTGGCATTCTTACCGTTACAGGCAACCTCGTAGTCAATGGTACAACTACTACCGTCAACTCCAGCACCATCACGGTTGACGATCCGATCTTCACTCTGGGTGGGGATGTCGCCCCGTCGTCGGACGACGACAAGGATCGTGGTATTGAGTTCCGCTACCACACTGGCTCGGCTGCCAAGGTCGGTTACTTCGGATACGACGATTCCACCGGATTCTTCACCTACATCCCCGATGCCACTAACACCTCAGAGGTCTTCAGTGGCACGCAGGGCACCGTCAGTGTGCTCGCCTACAACATCGGGGCCAACACCGTCCTGTCTGGTTCCACTCTGGGCAGCACAATCGTTACTTCCTCTCTTACGACGGTTGGCACAATCGCCACCGGTACGTGGGCGGCAACAGATGTTGCAGTCGCCCACGGTGGTACCGGGGCCTCTACCGCAGCAGCAGCCAGAACCAATCTCGGAGCGACCACTAAGGTCACGGGAACCATTGGGGACGGCAGCGCTACAGCAATCGCTGTAACACACAGCCTTGCTACAGATGATGTCGTGGTTGAGGTTTACGACGCTTCCACCAAGGAAACAGTGGTTTGTGACGTGGACCGCACGAGCACGAACGCAGTGACCCTGACCTTTGCGTCCGCACCAGCGTCCAACGCTTACAAGGTTGTTATTATAGGTTAGTCCTGAGGGGCTACCAAGTACATAGGATCGGTTGAGGCCGTGGCTAGATCATTCAAGACCGTTGTATCTGTTGATGACCAAGCGTCAGCGTCTTCGGAGGCCCTCCGCACCAAAGTTGCTGGAGACTCCAATGCCCGTATGTCAATGGATGCTGGCGGCAAGATTACATGGGGTACGGGGTCTGCTAGTGGTGATGCAACCCTTTACCGCTCTGCGGCAAATGTCCTAAAGACCGACGACACCTTTGAAGCCGCCCTCGGGGTAGTCACATTGGCTACCAACGGTGCTCCCTCCACAGCCTTAGCCAATGGTGCTCTTGCTGTAGACACCACGAACGACACGTTCTATTTCCGGTCCAGTGGTGCATGGCAGGAAGTGTCTGGCGGTGGGGCAAGCCTGACCGTTTCCGAGACGCCCCCCGCCGCTCCTGACGCAGGCAACCTGTGGTTTGAGTCAGACACCGGCAACACTCTCGTGTATTACACGGATGCAAACACTTCGCAGTGGGTGGAACTCGGCCAGAGTGTCGATTCCTCACATGAGTTCTTCATCAACATGGATGGGGGTGTCCCCGGCAGTTCTTATGGCGGGACGCCCACCCTTGACGGAGGCGGCGTCTAATGGCGGCTATCGACTTTCCTGCCTCCCCATCTGTCAACGATACCAAGACCGTTGGGGATACCGTTTGGGTTTGGAATGGCACCTACTGGGCTCGTAGCGCCAACACCAACAAGTTCACCGCTGCCGATGCTGCCCCGTCAAGCCCCACACTGGGGGACCTGTGGTACGAGTCCGATTCCGGCAAGGCTTTCATCTACTACGACAGCACTTGGGTTGAACTAGGACACGCCAGCGATGGACAGTCATTCAAGGTCGGTGACACTCTTCCCGCTAGTGCCACCGTTGGAGACGTTTGGTTTGAGTCGGATACTGGTAAGACGTTCATATACTACACGGACGCCAACTCGTCTCAGTGGGTTGAACTCGGTCACGCAGCAGAGAATCTGCTACTAACAGCCTCTGATACTGCACCCACCTCCCCGGACCCCGGACAGTTCTGGTTTGAGTCTGATACAGGCAGGACATTCATCAGGTACGATGGTACTTGGGTAGAAATGGGTCACGCCATAGAAGAACCAAACTTCAGTTTAGTATTCAATATCGACGGAGGGCAATCGGGCACTGTATTCGGTGGCCTAACCGCTCTTGACGGAGGAGCCTCAGCGTAATGGCAATTGACTTTCCAAACAGCCCAACCACGGGTGACATACATACCGTAAGCGGTAAGCAGTGGCAGTGGGATAGCGAGAAGTGGACCGCCTATGGCGTGTCCCTCAATCCCGGTGTGCTGAAGGTCGACTCTGGCAATAGCCGGGTAGGTATCAACCAGACCACGCCCACTGTCGCCCTTGATGTGACAGGTTCTGCCCGCATCACCGGAGACCTGACTGTCTCTGGTACCACCGTTACAGTTGACGCTGCCAGTATTCTGGCGAAGGACAGGATAGTCTTTGAGGGTGCCACTGCCGATGCTTATGAGACCACCCTTCTGGTTACCGACCCGACCGCAGACCGCACACTCACCCTGCCCGACAGCACAGGAACGGTTGCTCTGACTAGCACCGTACTGCCACTTGCTGGTGGGGCAATGACCGGTGCGATCACAACCAACAGCACCTTTGACGGTGTTGATATCGCAGTAAGAGACGCAATACTGACTTCTACAACCACCACGGCTGGTGCAGCGTTGCCGAAGGCTGGTGGAACCCTGTCAGGCACAGTTGACGCTGCCGATCAGATTCTCCAACGCCCGGTGATGAAGGATTACGCCGAAACCAAGGTGGCTATGGCAGCACATGCCGTGGACCTTTCTCTGGGGAACGTGCAGACCTACACGCTGTCCGGTGCCCAGACGTTGACTTTCACCAACCCTCCGGCGACGGGTAGTGCCGGGTCGTTCACTTTGATCGTCACCAATGGGGCGAGCGCCACCCTGACTTGGCCCACCTCTGTTGATTGGGCTGGTGGAACGGCACCCACTCTGACTGCTTCAGGCGTGGACATTCTGACGTTCCTGACCGTTGATGGTGGCGTCATCTGGTACGGCTTTGCCGCCGGGTTGGCGATGGCCTAATGCCTCTTGGTGCTGGGCGAGTAGCCCTATTAGGAGCAGCCGGATCAGCCGGTGGTGGCATGACGGCGTTCGGTGGGATTATCTCGCAATACACCGATTCTGGAACGACATACCGGGTTCATACCTTCAGAGGTTCGGGGAAGTTTTATGTGGTAAATAACGAGGTTGATGTGGATTACTTGATTGTTGCCGGTGGGGGTAACGCCCAAGGCACCTATGCCGGATCAGCCGGTGGTGGCGGTGCCGGTGGCATGTTGTCAGGCACAGGCCACACCGTGACCGCTCAGACGTACACGATTGTTGTCGGAAAGGGAGGCTGGGGTGGCACTATGAACTACAACGGTGCTAGTGGCTCCAACAGTTCTGCCTTTGGTTTGACCGCAACTGGTGGTGGGGCTGGATCTATCTCTAACAACAATGCTAGTAGTGGTGGTTCCGGTGGCGGTGCCGGTTCTGGCTATTCGGGCGGGACGCCCACTGGTGGATCTGGTACATCCGGTCAAGGCAATGATGGTGGCGATGGGTACAGAGGAGGCACTTACCAAAACACTGGTGCAAGCGGTGGTGGTGGAGGCAAGAGCGCTGCTGGAGTCGACGCATCATCGGACACGGGTGGTGCCGGTGGTGCAGGAGCAACCGGCATTGGTCGCACCGCTACTAACCCGACCTATGCGGGTGGGGGTGGTGGAGCGTCATACCAAACTGGTGATACGCATGGCGTTGGTGGTTCAGGCGGTGGCGGTGCTGCGAGGCAGACTGCAATGCCCGGAGAAGGGGGCAGACCAAGTTCAGGTGGTGGTGGTGGGGCTTATGGTGGCACCGACACTTATATTCGGGATAGTGGTTATGGCGGTTCAGGCATTGTCGTCATCAGGTATGAGGTGTAGTCATGGCTGACCCCAGTTATATCTCAGGTGGAGTTTTGGAAGATGGAGAGGCTTGGATTGGCCTCAGTAAACAGACGTTGGCGTCGGACGTTTCAACAGTCACGTTTACATCACCCAACGACGGAAGTTCCAAGGACTGGTCCCAGTTCATGGACCTAGTTCTCATAGTCTCAGGACGGGGTACTTATACGGGCACTGGGGGAGTGACAATGTACGCGAAGTTGAACAGTGATTCAAACACTTCCACAGATGGGGGCAGTTACGAAAGTCACCGCTTGTACTACACCGGGTCGGGAAGTGCCACTGGGCAGAACTTTAAGACTAGTTTGATGTTCGTCGGAGCGATTGCCGCAGATGGTCAGCCGACTAATGCCTTCGCCACCACGGTCTGTTATTTCTATGACATCAACTGTAATACCAAGTTCAAAAACGCATCGTCCCGAGTCGGAAATCTGGGTGCCTCAGGAGGCAGTGACTATGTTGCCACAATCTTTTCTGGGTGGCGTGGTCTATACGGAGGACATGACCTCAATCTCTCTTCAATAGTTCTTTCCCTTTCCACTAACAACTTCAAGACAGGTTCTACTTTCGACCTATTCGGTATCCTGCCAAGAATGGTGAACGCATAATGGCTGTTATCGAAGCAATTGCCACAGTGATATTGGAGAATGATGCTTCCAGTATTGAGTTCACATCCATCCCATCTACTTACCAGCATTTGGAGTTGCACATAACCAACCGAGGGGATGGAGGCACCCCGATGGAACACACATTGTTGCGTTTCGGCACTGGTGGTGGAGCGGTTGATACGGGTAGCAACTATGTGAACCACTACATAAAGATAAAGAGCAACGACACGGTTCCGAGGCCAGCAGCGTACACAGCCAACTATGGCATTAGTACGACGTACACCCCGTCGGGTGGCAACTGGACAGGCGAACCTTGTTTCGGCTTTGTCCGTATGACCATCATGGACTACGCCCATACCAGCAAGATCACCACCACAGAGATAATGTGTGGAGCAGTATTTGGCGGAAAGTATCATTACGCCACAGATGTGAGTGCCATTGGCTTCAACAATCACGGTCTGTGGAATAACACGGGTGCCGTTGACAGGATTTGGTTCCAGACGAGTAGCGGCGATGTCAAGCGAGGCACTACGGCTAGCCTCTACGGATTGAAGTCGTCATAATGGCTGCTTTCACTGTTATCAATCACACCGAACTCAGTTCCGGTAATGCCACCTTGGTGGATATAACGAGTATATCTTCCGCGTATGACCACCTTTACGTTGTCACTTCAGCGCGAGGTAGCGCCTCCGAAAAGATATCCTCGTACAAGGTTCAGTTCAACAACGATTCAGGAACCACCAACTACGATTACGCCAACTATTACACTCAACAACACGCCGGTTCCGTATCGGTGGAACGAAATGGTAGTCAGCCAACTGTGGCTGCATATCCACGAATGCCGGGTGCCACCAATACTGCAAGTGCCTTCGGTACATTCACTATGTGGGTGCCCAACTATGCGAGCACTTCAAACTTTAAAACCGTAGTGATAAATAACGGAGCCGGTGGGCTTACAACGAGTACCAACGAATGGTATGTCTACTACACCGCAGGAATGTGGAGCAGCACGGCTGCAATCAATCGAATCAAGATACTGGGAGCAAGCAGTGATTTTGCTCAGTATTCATCGTTCACGCTGTACGGCGTGACTAACGACGCTTAGGAGTTAGAAATGCCAAGACAAAAAGTTGTAGATGGGGTTTATATGGACCTTACGGCAGAAGAAGAGTCTGAGATAGATGCTGCCCATGAGTCATATGATCTTGACATGAGTTTCATCAAGAGTCCGCGTAACAGCGCTCTAGCGGCTTCCGACTGGACACGGCTGGATGATGCCTCTCTAGGTGCCCACACTGCTGAAGAATGGGCGACGTACAGGCAGGCTCTCAGAGACTTACCAGCAACGTACAGTCGTCAGTCTGAAGTGGTGTGGCCCGAAGACCCGCCCACTGCGAAGGCCACTCGCAAGGCAGCAGCAGGCGAGGCGGCCCGTCAGGCGTCAGTGGATGGCGGCGGCACCGCTGAAGAGGCGCAAACCGCCTACGACACGGCTTACGCCGCTACCGATTAGGAGTAAGTAATGGCTGTACAAATACAGTTAAGGCGAGACACCGCCAGCAACTGGACGACCAACAACCCCACGCTGGCTCAGGGCGAGTTCGCTATCGAAACCGATACGGATAAGTACAAGATTGGTGACGGGTCTACGGCGTGGACCTCGTTGTCCTACTCCTCCCTGCCCAGCAATGTACTGTCACTTGCTGGCGGAGCCATGACCGGTGCTATTACGACTAATAGTACCTTTGATGGCGTAGACATAGCCACAAGAGATGCAATCCTAACTTCTACGACTACTACTGCTGCCGCAGCGTTGCCGAAGGCTGGCGGCACTCTTTCAGGGGCGATTGTCGGCGCAGACCAGATCATCAGCGCCCCGGTCCTCAAGGACGTTGGGGAGACCTGTGTCGCCAACGCCACATCTGGGGCGACGGACACGATTGATTTGACTGACGGCAACGTCCACAACGTGACCCTGACGGCGAACTGCACGTTCACTTTCTCAAATCCTCCCGCCACAGGGACCTCGGGTTCGTTCACCCTGTTCCTCAATCAGGACGGGACCGGTTCACG